TACCAACACTACCTAAAGCTGACGTTCCTACCTGTCCTGATACTGGTACAAAAGCACCTGGCAGTTCTGCAATAGAGACTTCTGATATGGCATTAAAGCCAAGCATTAGTCAGCGTCCTTAATTGTCAGTGTGCCTTCCTTTACTTGTTTTAATATTTCTGCGTAATGGCTGTTGTCAGGGTCTAGTGGTACAGACCACACTTTTCCGTTTATTGTTGCTTTAATACTATCTATATCTGTGCCATCGCTATTTTTAACATATTGTGCTGACGTTATATTCATAACATCTCCTATAATTCTGATTGCATTGCTACAGAACCACCAAAATGGTACGCTCTTGAACCGTTACCAGACGTTTGATTTTCCACACGACCCCCTGTCGTAGTTCTATTATGTGTAGCAGTAGCAAGCGCACTCAAACCACCTTTAGTTCCATCTGTTATAGCCGCTGAAGGAACTGCTCTCATTTCAGTTGGAAAGTTTATCTGACAATCTAAATAACCACCAGTAGGAGGATAGTCTTGGATATTAAAACCAATTACTTGATAATACCTCTGACACTTAGCCAACGTCCTCTCAAAAGGCTCATGCTCAAAACTCGTTGGGTTCTGCCCTACTTCTAACTGCCACCCTGTTGTTAAAAATGTTGCATTTGCCGTTTCAGTCCATTTTTGAGTAAAGTCTGGAGTCCTACTTGAAGCACTATAATTTTGCCAACCATTCAAAGTATGCCCACTGTCAGATTGACCAGTAGCTTCATCAATATGAATTGCAAGCAAAACACCCATTCCATTGTCATTGTTAAAGGTTAAATTACTATCGCCTGAAATGGCAAATGAAACATTAGTCCATGTATTTGCAGACACTGTAAATGCTTTTGTAAATTGCCGTGAAGTTCCATCATCTGTCCTAAAACCAACATAATATGTTCCTGCTACACTTGATTTAACCCAACAGTTATAACTTAAAGAGCTTGAAGAGTTTGTATAGTCCCAACCTGAGTTTCTAATATTTTGTGCTTCAATCCGTTGGTCAAGTCTTAATGTACCACCATTACTACTTGCAACACTTGTATTTTCGATTTTAAAACTATTCGAAAACCCGTAGCCTGATGGAACATCTGTGGCTTGAGTATATGTTCCTGTGAACCCATTGTGATCTGTCCTAAATCTATCAATAGTGTAATAATCACCACTTGTTTTTCCAGTAGCTGAAGTTTCCCTTTGGCTTACTTCCATTTTTCCATTTATAATCAAGTTCCTATTTACCCCACCACCCCCTGCGTTGATGTTACCTATAAGGTTTGCTAATTCTGCTGCTTTGCTCATGGTGTTATCCTATTAAATATCCAGAGAATATTGCGTGAGTCTGATGATGAAAAATAATTGTGTCGTCATAAGCACAAGTAACATAACAAGTATCATTTGCTGTAAGATTAATGATTCCAGAATTTTGAAAAGTATTTGGACTTGAAGTGTGTGATTGACCTAACATATTAGTTGTATGTGTACCTTCAAACAGGATGTAAACTCTTTTGTCACCAGAAGAACTATTATAAAGATGTGTCATGAAATAATATAAACCAGTTACAGGTGCAGTAAATTTTCCTGTTGAGGTGCTAAAACAGTTTCCAACATTAAACGTGGTGCTATCAAAATCTGCACTTATATTTGCCCCTGCGGAGTATGTAATATTCCCAGAACCAGACCTAAAAGCTCTAAAAGATGGAATAACATTTCGAGTCACTCTACCACTAGAATCAATAGTCATAGCCGTATTAGAGTTCGTTGCGTCTTGTATGGTATTTACTTTAAGTATTGATGCCATTACTGAGCTATCTCCAATAATTGAATGTGGACACCCCCCCAGTCTCTTTGAATAGCTGCGGTATTACCACTATTTTGTCTTTTAAAAAACAGTTTATATGTAATCTCAGAAGTTGTTGAAGGACTATCTTGATTTGTAAAAGTTGCCACAGAGTGATTATAACTTGAAGCATTTGAGTTATACTCTAAAAACCCTGCTTGAGAGGAACTAGACATACCTGTAACAACGGCATCTGAACCACCTCCTATTGACCTATACATTTTATAAGCTGTGCCAACGTTTGCGGTATTAGTTGAAGATGTAGCAGTAAAACTACAAAGAATAAAAATCTTACTAGTGCTAAACCTTGGAGTAATTGTTGCCGTGACCCCACTTGCTACCATGCTTTCAGAAGTTGTAGTGAGAGTGACCCCATGACTTTCTGTCATTGTAACTTGTACCACATGACCTGCACTATGAACATGACCACTACTATTAATGGTAATCGCACTTGTGCCACCAGAATGTTTTATTGCATCTACATGAAGTTCACTTGCCATTACTGTGCTATCTCCATAAGTGTCATTGTTGATGTTGTTGCTGATCTGTTAGCATCACCTGTATTATGTGGTCTATTAAACAACATAGTTCTTGTTGTAGTTGCCATAGCTCTCGCAAACAATTTGTAAGTGACCTGTGAAGTAGTGCTTGGACTGTCTAGTATTGAGTAAGCCACACTATGAACTTCATAAATGGCATGAGTATAAGGACCATTTTGTGCAAACGTATTTAAAGATGCACTACCTACAGAAGTACCAATTCCAATTTCTGTACTATCTCTTTTTAATCTAAATTGATTGTAATTGTCATCATTTGAATTTCCTACAAAAATATTTAGAGTAACGAATATTTTACTGGTAGAAAATTTTGGGGTAATGCTTGTACTAAGTGCAGAATATTCTAAAAAGTTAACACTTGCCAAAGATGTTTGTGTAGCAGTGTTAGTAGATACAAGTTGAATGACAGAACCTTCAGGCATCTGCACAGTGCTTGACGTAGTTTTTCCCTCAATCTTATCTACTAATAATCTACTGGTCATACTATTGTATACACTCCATTAACTGTGATTGTAGCATTTGTAACGGTTATAGGTCCTGCTGACAATCCGTTTGTACCACTAGGTATTGTTATATCTGCCGTGATACTGTTGCCGTTGGTTCGTATTATACTGTCGTTTCCAAGAAAAGGATAGCGTGTATCTGATTCTGCTTTTGTGTAGCTGTTGGCTATAGAGAAAGCGTCATACACTATAATCTCTACCACATCGTTCAATGATGCCCCTGTTACTAGCACCACCGTTGTACCAGAGGTAGAGGTGTAGTCTGTTGCAGGTTTAAGTAAAACACCATTTTGATAGACATCCACATACTCACCATCGCTGTAGCTCAATACGTTTGCATTGGCATCTGAACCACTAAACGATGTCTGCCCTGCTGTGGCTTGGTATATGAAGCGTGTTCTAACGCCTTGGTTTGGTGCTTTTCCTATGTATGGCATATTTTTCCTTTAATTAATGGTAAAAGTGACTATGTTTCCAACTAATCTAATGTATGCTGTCAGTCCAACACTTCCAGAATCTAGTTTGAGTTGATAAGTTGATGTTACGCTAGTTCCAGAACTTCCATCCCAAGTTACATTTTCAATTATTTCTGCACCACCGTATACACCACTCTGCTCAATGCTACTATGCCCAGTGTATCCATTGTATCCGTTTATAAAACCTTTTTTGTAAGCACGAGCAGCAGAGTGTCCACCCCAGTCACCACCATATATGATAACTTCGTAAAAATAGCCTAAATGAATATTCCCTGTTTGCACTTGGAATATATTGTTATAACTTGTAGCAATGTTTGCAGAGTAAAATCCATGTACTTCTCTTTGGCTGTCTCCTAAAGATTTAGCGTGTTCAACGTGCTTTTGAGCAGTTGAAAATTTTGTGTCAGCAACTCTTGCTCTCTCTGTGCCACCAGTAGTAAAACACAAAGCATCATCACTAGGACGAAAAATTCCTGTGTTTGTATCACCAGTAAAAGAATGTGCAGGATTTGATGATGTTCCATCAGAAGTATAGAATTTACCTGCTACAGTCAAATCTGGAACACCACTTACATTAGTTGGTGTTGTCGCACCAACCCCCACATTTTCAGAGCTATCTATGGTTATAGCAGTAGCATCACTAGAGTTTGATATTCCTGCAATGCCCTCTTTGCCTACTTTAGTTAATCCCACTTCTTACTCCTAGCTTGGTTTAGTTGGAAACTTTACACTACTCATGTCTAATTGACCATTACTGTCTAGCTTTGGATCAGCACCTGCAGGTAAGTCTCTCAAGGCTTGTCTATAGGTTTTCCACGCACTTGACATAATTACATCGCTGTTCCCCATCCAATCTGTTTCTGCCAGTAATCTGTCTCGTTCTACACGAAGCAATCGCATTGGCTCACGGCTTTGCAACAACGTCTTTTCACCTGCTACCTGTGCATATGTTACACCCCAGTCCTTTGGGTCTGCACTTTCGATTGCTGAACCATTTTTATCTGCTCCAGTAACCTTACGAAACATCTGGTTGAACTCTTCTTCATTTGTAGGCTCTCCTCTAAGAACCCACTCTCTAATCCCTAAACTCGTTAATGCTTGTGCTATTGTTGTCATTTGTTTTCTCCTATTGTGCTATTTCCATAATGGTAAAGTGCATTGCAAAATCAGTTGCACTTTGAACATTTATATATCCAGTCCCACCACTTACAGAATGAGTTATTTTATAAGTTTTCGTTGAGGTGGTGTTTGGTGTATGAAAAGCTTGAAAGGTACATGACTCAGCCATTCTGTCTCCACCATCAAATAACGTAGCTCCTCCCCCAATAGTGGTGCTTCCATCTTTTATCTTTATAAAATATTCATGTCCTCCACCATTATTATATATCCTTGCACTAAAAAGAAAGTACAATTTGCTAGTGGCAAACTTTGGCGTTATATCTAATGTGATTCCAGTATCAACGTCAGATGTTGAAGTTGTAGAACGCTGTAGAGTGCTATTTGTATTGACTACTTGAATAACAGACCCACTAGGCATCTGAACAGTTCCTGCTGTTGTTTTACCCTGTATTGTGTCTACTGATAGTGTACTCATTGGGCAATCTCCATGAGGGTTATAATCGTAGAATTAGCCATGTTTGCACTGTCT